TACTACTTCGTATCCTTTAAATATATCTTTTGCAATACCATCCTCTGCATTATATCCTTTATACATAGCAAATCCAGCAACCTCTAAATGTCCAAACGCAACTTGTGCCTTTGAGTGTTTGATAAAGTACATTGTCTTTTCATAATTCTCAGAGTTTATCCAAGGAATCAAATCAATAACTGTACCATCAATACATATTGTTGAGACTTCTGGGTATGTTTCTATATTATCATAATGACCGTAAAGTAAATCAGAGCTATTAACAGAGTTGGTATTTCTATAATATGTAGAATGATTACCGACAATACTATGGAGCTTAATATGATGTTGTGCTAAAACATCAAAGTAAAATCTCTTTACTTCATTTAATGTAAGAAAATTTACATACTTTCTACGGTCAAAGGTATCACCCAAATCAACCACATTTATAATATCATGTTTTAACAAATACGGAAAAAATTGTTTCGTATAAAACTTCTCAATATATTCAGAAAAATGCTGGCTGTCTTGTTTCCCACCAAAATGTTGATCAGTTATTAGTGCTACTTTCATATTTAAATTCCTTTGTCCATTTAAAATTACATTTGCTACACTCAAATACTTGTATCGTTCTATCTTCTTTTCTTATTATTTCAAACCCACAATTTCTATGCTTATAATTTATATCAAATTGTCTACACCTTGCACATTCTTCAAAGAACAACACGGAGTAATCGGTCATTTACTAAACGCTTCCTTTATAATGTTAACAAAAACGAATCTTAAATTTTTAAACTCTTTCAGCCTTCTTAAAGTATATGGCAACCACTCTTTGCCAAATGGAGTATATATTGTAACATTAAATCCATCAGATAACAAGGAAGAAGCTATATCCCTTCTGATTCCATACAATAACTCAAATTGGAAGTCCTGAGGCTGAACTTTTAGTATGGGTAACTCTTTTCTAATAGTTTTGATAATACCTGCGTCATGTGTTCCTATAGCATGCCTACAATTATTATTATAGTAAAAATATGTTTTACCTTTATTGGATAATAACTCCCGTGCCAATCTTAAATATGTATCGACTTTAAATTTATTGCGTTGATATGCTAATGTTATATTTTCTTTATAGGCACCTTTCACTAATCTAATTGAGACACCCTCGGCCATCAATTCTGGTAAATCAATTGCTGTTCTATAAAGATTACTCTGAAGTGCTATGCCAACTTTTTTTACTCTCAAACATAAATCAATCGTATCCTGTGTTACAGAGGAATCTTCCATATCCAAACGAATGGTTACTCCATATCGTTCTGCCTCATGTGCAATTTTGGATAATAGTTCAAAAGTTTTTTCTTTATTGAGTTTTAATCCGAGTTGTGTGGGTTTAATAGAAATATCAATTGGAGAATTTTTATAATATCGTATTATTTCTAAATATTGTTCTGCTGCCTTTTCACAATCATCAATAGTTGTACTCAATTCACCAAGATAATCAATCGTTACTCCATAACCTTGTTCCATCAAACCAGCAATAACAGGTTTAGCTGAATCAAAATCGTGGCCAGCAATAAACCTCTTTGCTAATGGATATAAGAACTTCATTTCATAAAGTATTCAAGCTTAGACTTTTTTTTTGGTTTTGTGGGTTGTGGATTTGTCGCATATTTCTCATGCGACGTTAAATATTCTTTATACTGTTTCACCAATGGCTTATTATGTTTATCTTCTTTAGTATCTCTTAATTGTTCTACAATTCTTTCATTCTCTATAATACGATACTTTATATGCATCTGTTTCTTTTCTTTTGTAATTCGTCTAACATATGCATGATGTATAATTTGTGTAAAATAAGAAAAAGGATTCTTGGATTTATCTGGATTGAAATTATGAGCATATAATAAACAGTTCTCAATACCATCAGAAACTAAATCATCTCTAAATGTATAATTAATGAAGTTAGGACGCCAGGCTAGATTTTCTGATATTTTCAAAAAACATTCACCAATATATTCTGATACAGGAGGGTCAGGATCTTCAACTTCTCTTGCATCATTCAATCTTTGTTTCCATTTTTTCATTTCCAGAAAAAATTTCTCATTATCCACATAGTGCTTTTTCTTGTCTGTCATTTCCCTGTACTCCCAAATCCACCATCACCTCGTTCTGTATTAGTTAGTTCGGTTATTTCTTCAAGTTCTGCTGTAACTACTGGAGCCATAACCAACTGTGCTATTCTCTCACCCTTTTTAAGTTCATATGTGCGGTGGTCGTGATTCTTCAATATAACTTTTACTTCACCACGATAACCAGAATCAATCGTCCCGGGACTATTCATAACTGTAAGACCCCACTTATAGGCCAGTCCCGACCTTGATCGAACTTGTACTTCATATCCTTCAGGTATCTCTAAATATATTCCTGTTGATATAAGCTTCCAGTTAAAAGGTGGTATTCTCATCTTTTCATTACTACATATATCCATACCAGCATCACCAGACTTTGCATATTTTGGTAATGGATTTTCACTTTTATTAATCACATTAACTTTCATTTTATATTCCTTTTAGTATGGGCAAGAAGAACTAACAAAATATATTGTTTCATGTTTTGGTAGTTTCTTTTTTTTAAATAAATTTATACAACCACATACACTACAAGTAAAATCTTCATAATATATTTTACCTGCAAATCCCTCAGAGGTCTTTTCCTGTTCCGTCTTTTTCTTGCAACGATCGCAAGTCAATTTCTTCTTCATAGTCCTCTTCCTCTATAATTTTTTTATTTTTATTTTTAAATGCTATCATCTTTTTTTTCTCAAATCTATCTTTCACAAACTTTTTCCTACTTTTGCTCATTTTCACATCCTTATAATGGTATTAGGTTATAATTGTAGTCAAACTTTTCTTTCAAATAAATGTTCAACCGTTCTTTCCAATGTTTCAATCCGTAATTCTCACGCTTCTTCCAATGTAAATCATCTATAATATCATATAATACTGCTCGATTATCTTTATCATCCAATCTTAAAACTCTACCAATAGATTGAAGATTTCTAACTTTTGCTTTGTACGGGTGTGCAAAGATTAAATATTGTAGATTCTTTATATTTACACCCGTTGACAACACACCAGAACTTGCAACAATAATTGCGTTCTTTTCTTCCTCTGTTGCTTTCCTAATTGCTTCTCTTTGTTCAACATCTGTCTCACCAGCTATAAAAAAGATTTGTCTTTTGGATTTTTTATCCAACAACATTTTTTCTAAAACTTTTCCGTGCTTCTCTACATAATTAAAAAGTATTAATGTATTACCTTTTTGTTCCAAAGCCAAATTACAAATAAAATTATTTCTTTTCTTATGTAATACAATAAAGTCTATTTCTTCTTTATATGTAGCCTTCTTCATAATCTGTCGTTCTACTTCAGGATACTCTAATTGCAAACATTGTATATTTAGTTTGGAAATATGTTTATCATCCATCAACTCTTTAGAAGTAACGGCCTGATAAGTTTTACCAAACAATCCTTCCAACATCAATTTATTACACTTACTATCTTTAAGTGTACCAGTAGTGCCAAATCTATATCTACATAAAGTAGCTTTCTCTACAATTCCTTTCAATGAATTTGCTGTTGCCAAGTGTGCTTCATCACCCACTATCATAGAGAATTGTTCAAAGTATTTTTTAGATAATCTATATAAACTCTGCCAAGTGCTTATGTATATCTGGTTGTCTGAAAACTTGTCCTTACCAGAATATATCTTATGACAATATTTATCTACATCCCATTTATCATGGGAACTATAGTCAGCAAAATCACCATACATTTGTGTAACAAGATTGGTTGTAGGGACAACTATCAACATCTTATCACCATCAAGAAATCTCTGATACCATCTTATTAAAGAATAGATAACCAGACTCTTTCCAGATGAAGTCGGTGATAATAATAATGTTCTATCCGTCTTGACACATTCCATAAACGAAGCTATCTGATAATCTCTCGGTGTAATCTTTTTGCCTTTACAATGCAAATTAAGAGAATCAAAGAACTCTTTAATCTTTTCTATATCACCTTCTTTTAAATGTCTGGCCTCTACAATGTCGGTCTGTAATTGATACGAATGTTTCTCAGCCCATTCTTTCAGATACGGAAGCAGTCCATAATACATTTGTCCAGTTTGTATGTTAAACAATCTTATCTTTCCATCCCACATCTTTGCTTTAACTTTTGGATGGAATTGAGCATTAGGTACTGTAAATGAAAAGTATTCATTTAACTCATATGCAATATGCCGCTCACAAGATAATTGCAAAAAGGTTTCGTTGAGTTTTCCAACAACAATCACGTTAAATCCCCACTCAAAAATTTCTTCCACTTAATCGTATTACTAATATTAAATGAAGCATTCTGTATAATTTTAGCTGTTTCTTCAATCAACTTAATTTTTTCTTCTTGTTCATCTATTTTATCTTTAATATCCATAATCTGTGTATCGGCATCTAAAAACATATCCATATCAGTTTTAAGAACCTTTAAATCAAATGGCTTGTCCTCATACTCATTTTCATTTGCTTTACCAGAATAATATAACCAACGTGATAACTTAATACTTTTATATTGTCTCTCAAGAAATCTTAAAGTATTTTTTTCTTCGTGCCTTAATTGGTGATACTTGTTAGCTAGCTCTGGGATGGAAATGCTATAACCATCCAAATCCGTGCTATCAATCTTCGTATCTTTTTGACACATTTCTTTTAAATCATTTAATTTCATATACTAATTATAACAAATTTAAAGGGTTTATACAAGGAAGATGTTAGACTAGTTTATTCACATCAAAAATGCCTGTATACTTAAAAGTTGCATCTACGACAACGGGTTCTAAATCAGTATTATTTGTATCAAAATTGACTACCCCTAGTGATACAGGAAATACATCTTTAAATACTATACTATAATTTGGGTTGGATTTATTGGTGTGTATAATAATATTACAATCAGATTTAATAGCTTTTCCTGCTTCATTATCATACTGTGCATATCTCTCTGGAAAACCCAATGCAATTAACCAATTATACAGCTCTAGGTAATTTTTTAAATCCTCATCAACAATAAATGTTATATTCAAATCTTCAAACTCTAATACATCACCTTCTATTGGAATATTAGCAAATGGTGTAGATTGAATAGTATTAGCTAATGATATGCCGGGAATATTCACTCGCTGACAAAAATAGTTAATATTCGGCATTCTCAAGAAGTTCGTTTCAAAGGATACTACATTGAGTTGATTAAGATTAATTGGTTGGTTACGAATAGCCATAAAGTTTTTCCTTTTATTCTATGTATAAATAATGTATCATATCTATATTTATAATACTTTACAAGGAACATCTATGAAATTGAACAAACAAGTTATAGCATGGTTTATCTTTCTCCATCTTGGAGCCCTTCTAGCATTTCTTCCATCTACATTCTCTTGGTCAGCAGTTGGTTTATTCGTATTCATGTATTGGTTAACTGCATCTGTTGGAGTCTGTTTTGGATTTCATAGATATTTAACTCATAGAGGTATGATAATGCCAAAATGGTTAGATTACTTTATAATATTCTGTGGAACACTTGCTTGTCAAAACGGTCCCTTAAAATGGGTAGCTCAACACAGGATGCACCACGACAATTCTGATACATTAAATGACCCACATAATATTCAAGCAGGTTTTTTATGGGCTCATATGGGTTGGATGTTTTATAATAGACACCAGTTTGATAATTCAACCAGATTGAGAAAATT